GTGAGCACCACCAGCTGGCCGTTCACGATTAGGCATGCGGGGTTGGACGAATCCCCGCCGATCTTGTCCTCGTAAAACGTCGCCCGCAGCGACGAAGCGGGCGGCATGAATTGCGCCATGGTGTTCAGGGCGGCGAGGTCGGACTGGAGCGCCTTCTCCTCCTGGTCGAGACAGAGCGCCGGGGGTTTGAGGCTGATGGTGTTGAGGCTGGGCAGGTAGCTCGCCCAGTTGGCTGGCAAAACGCGGGCGTAGTCGATGCCCGCCGGTACGTCGCTATCGAGCAGGCCGACCGTTAAGTCGGGGTAATAATAGCCGGCCACCGTCACCGCTTGGCTCGCCGTGATCGTGCGCTCCACCACCGTGCCGTCGGCTTTGACGAAGCGCATGACCGCCCCCACGCCCGCCGCATAGTGGGTCGCAAACAGCACGTGGCGCGGGCTGATTAAGATGCCTGCGAGGTGGTTGCTGCCTTGGCTGTTCCACGGTGAAATGGCCGTGAGGGCCGACACGTAGGGCGCGGCCCAGCAGCCGGTGTTGCGCACGTAGGTTGAGGCGACATGGTCCTGCGTGCTGAAGATCGGCAGGGCGGTTGCAGCGGTCTTGCCGGTGAGTTGCGGGTCGATCTGCGCGACCAGGTGAGCGGAGAGCGAACCTGCCAGAAAGCCCGTGTAAGTGTCGGTATCAGTACCCGTGGCCGTTACCACTGTGACCTCGTTGGAGTAATAATTGGAACCCGTACGCAGAGTGATGGTCGCGGTGCCGGGGGCCACCGCCGTCCAGTTTTGGCTGTTAGCCGGATCGGGGATAATGACAGCGGGGTTGCTCGTCTCCCGAGTTAAAACCACCTGCGCGATGTTCGTGGTGAGCGGTGCCCAAGCCCACTGGAAGTCCGTGATGCTGGTGCCGCCGGTCGTGTGGGTGTAGGCGTAGTCCAGTGTGGTGAGGTTGCTTGATGCAAAGCCCGAGGTGGCACGTGGGATCGGGGTGGGCGTGCCGACTTGCAGGGCTTGGGCGCCCACGCTTGCGCCGGTCACGATACCGTTAAGGCCGCTGCCTGCGGTGGCGTCCTGCGTCACTCGTAGCCGCATAAAGCTGCGGCCAATCCCCTGCGCCTGCATGATGCCAGTACTCTGGATCACATTGCCCGACAGCGACTGATTCAAAATCGCCGAGCGGCCCGAGAACCAAAGCTGTGGGACGGCCAGTTCATTGCACAGTTCTGGGATGTAGCGGATGCCCTCGGCACCGGGGCGCGGCCGCCACTGGATCGCAAAATGATAAACCGCACCGCTGGGCTGGAGCGCACGCCCATTGCTGGTGGCGAAAAACTGCCACTGACCCAGCAAATCGCCCGTGCGGGTGGCGAGACCAAACACAGGCAACGCACCATTGCCCGAGCTGCCGACGATCGGAGAGCCCGTGTCGAGGGCGTACTCCATCAAATTAACGATGCCGTCGTTGTCGGGATCGGCGGTTTCGAGGGCGGACGCGCCGGTGAGAGAATAGCTCGCGATCCAATCGGCATACGTGATCGCACAGGCCGAATGGGGTAGGACCGCGAGGACTAGGGCCGCCACGAGGGCGGAAGGGGGGCGACCAATGGCCAATGGCCAAGGACCAATGACCAATGGGCGGAGGTGGGGAGCGATCATGGGTTGAGGCTGGTGTCGTAGGCGTCGTAGGCCGTGCGGGTGGCCTCGGGGTCCCACTCGCTGCCGTCAGGCAAGAGCACCTGGATCTTGGTGCCGTCGGGGTGGATCAGGTGGCTTTTGGTTTCGTCAACGGTGGGCATGGTAGGAGGCTTCAGGGGTTACATTTTGATATAGGCGGACGATGCCAGGAACGCGGTCTGGAGCGTCGCACCGTTCACGAAGACCACGCGGTGGTAACGGGTGGTCACCCATACGGAGGCCTCTGCCACGCCGTCGGCGGCAACGGCGATGTCCGCTGTTGCACGCCGCCACGTGGTGCCGTCGGTCGAGTGATCTACGCGCAAGGTGCCCGCGTGAGAGGCGTAGGCGCGGGCGACGAAGCGCGTGTTTGAGATCGTAGAACCGGCGTCACGGCTGGCCCCGGTGTAGGTGGCGCTGGCAGCGAGCACGGTGGCCGACTCGGCGTTTACCGTGTTCGAGGTGCCGCCGAGCGTCACTGTCGTGGTCGGCATCGACATCACGCGAACATCCATGTTGGAAGCCACGCCCGACTGATCCACGCCGGAGAGCTGCACCTTGTTGATGCCGATATCGATCGTGCGGAAAAAACCGAGGCTGAAGCGCGTCGTGCTGGCCGGAGCAATCACGCCGTTATGCACCGAAAAGAAGAAGTAGAGGCGCACATCCTCAGGGGGAAGGGAGTCGATTGCAGTTCCACGCGATGACCACGCATTGGCCGTGGTCTGCGAGGCCGGGCTTGCGTCCGAAAACGCCTCGATTTGGCAGTCGCCATAAAACTGATCGACGACACCGAGCGGCGCTAAATCAGTCGTCGCTGCCATCGTCGCAATACCAGAGGACCAACCTTTGCGCTGGGTATCCTTCCATTTGGCCGTTGCACTGGTGCCGTTGCGAATGATGCCGACGTAGTTCCAACCGTAGGCGGTGAGCGTGCCGGAGGCTGATCCAGTCCATGCCTTGGCGTGCATGGTCAACGTGAGCGTGCCGGAGGTCCCCCCCGCGTTTAAGCACGTGAAGGTGGCATTCGCTAGATTGTTGGCGTTGCTCTGCGTGAGCAGTGAAACCACGCCGTTGACGATAGCGGCCGAGTCGGAGGTGGCGGAAACCGTGGCCGCTTCGCCGATCGCAAAGATTGGAGCACCACCCAAAAACGAGACCGTTGCGGTGGTCGTGGTGCGGCTCCAGGTGCACGCAAACACAGGGGAAAACGTGATGTTATTCCCAGAGACAGCGGTGATGACGTAGCGGCCGGGGTGCGACAGCGCCGCGCCTTGGATGCCGCCGAGCATCATGGCTTGGCCGATGTTTTTCGATGTGAAACCGTGGCCTGCTGATAGTGTTACAGTGATGAGGAGGCCGGTGGCGTCGGTGGTAAACGGGACGCCCTCGCCGATCAGGTCGGCAAGCATCGCCACGCAGTTTTGATTAACTAAATGAGCCGAGCGACTCATGCGGAAACGCGCCATGTGAGCGCCGTTGGCATAGCCAATAGAGCGGAACAGGGTCTCGGCGCCAGGGGCGGTGCCGGAGTCGATATTGAGGTTGGAGTAGGCTTGGCCAACGGTCATTCCCGAGCCGATCGCCCCAAGCTGCACCACCTCGTCGGAGATGATGCCCGAGCCGGTCCGCGTGAAGCTGGAATCGAATAAGGGAGCGCTGGCCTGCCGGGTGGCGAGGGCGCCGTCGACGAGCGCGGGCGGGAGCTGCGGGGTGTTGACCGTTGGCAGGTAGGTCGCCCACGCGGAGGCAAGGAGCTGGGAGCAGAGCGCGAGAAGGAGGAGGATGCGTTTCATGAGTGCGGTGAGATTAGTAAAGATACCAGTTGGCCGACGCGTCGGAGGTGATCGACCAGGACGCCCCGGTTGTAATCAGCGCCGTGGTGTAACCCTCGAACAGGTCGGATCCAGCGCGGGAAAGGGTCACGTTGCCGCTGGTGCGGTTGATGATTTCGAGCTGCACGGGGCGGGGCGTGGCGGCGTTGGCAGCGGGTAGCGTAAGGGTGATGCCGCCCGCGCCGGTGCACACGATCACGGCGTCGGCGGCAGTGAGCGCGCCGGAGGCGGTGACCACGCGGGTGGTGGCGCGGGGCTGGCTGGCTGCAATCGCGGCGGCCTGCGCGGTGGCTGAGGAGCCGGCCGGATCGTAGGCGCTGGAGGCGGTCGTGGCCGCGCTGCCCAGTCCGCTCACGTCGGCGGTGGTGATCGCTAGATCGGCTTTGACCTGCGTGGCGGTGCGGTAGCGGCCGGCATAACCGCTGGTTACCGTGCTCTGCCCGCTGACGACAGCCTGGGGGAAATAAACCCCATCGGTCGCCTCCAGTGAGCCGTTGGTTCCCTGGGCATCGGTCACATAGGGGATGCCGTTGGCACCCGCATAATCCTGACGCCCCAGCCACTCACTCAGCGGCGAACCGAGAGAGCGCGCGATGATGCCGCTGTTGATCGACTCAGTACCCATTGGGGCCGTGATCGAGCTGGCGGGTAATGTGCCCGTAATTGTTCCTGCACCGATCCCACTGGTGATGATGCGCCCAGGCCAATAGATCACCGACTCCAAGGGGCTGCCGGTCTGGTAAAACTGGAGCGCGCCGACGGGGGTTTGCAGGGTGACGCGCCCGTTCTCGTCCCAGCCGAGGCCATTTTGGCCGGTGTTGATCGTCGAGGCGGTGAAGGTATTGAGGAACCAAGCGGGCGCGGTGGCGGTGCCGCCTGTGGCGACGGTGAGGGTTCTGCCGGTGGGTACGGTCAAATCTTCCGTCAGCGCGTTGCCGCTCACGGTCTTGGTTACGGTCTTGGTGGCCGTGGTCGTCTGCGCCTGTGAGCTGAGAGCTAGGAAGCTGAGAGCTAGGAGCTGGAAGAGGCGTTTCATCAGTTGAGGCGGACCCAGATTTTAAGGTTGGTGAGGGCGTTGGCGTCATCGGGGAGTACGAGCCCCGCGCCGGTATTCTCGGCAGTGACGCCGTCCCATGTTTGCAATTGCCACATGGAGAGCGCCCCCGCTTGCGACACGAGGCACGGGGTCATGAGCACGAGGGCAGTCGTTGCCACGCCGTCGAGACTCGTAGCGGTGCCGCCGGTCAAGGCCGAGCGGAAGATCAGGCGCTCAGCCAGTGCGGCCGTAAGTGCTGAGGTGGATTGTCCGGGGGCGGGTTCGTCGCCGGTCACATAGTCGTTGTCGCAACGCAGCGACACGGCCTCGGCACTCCAGCCCGTGCTGTGGGTCAACTCAGCGGCGAGGTTCACAAAATCAGGCTCAGCCGGTGGCAGCCCCACACCTGCAAACAGGTCAGCCACTTCAGTCGTATTGAGTGAGAGCGTGCCGGCGTATTCACTCCCCACCAGCGTGAGCGAGGCCGTTGCCACGAGTGAGCCCGCATAAAGCCCCTGCGCCTTGATCCCGAGGGAGACCGTGCCGCCGCTAAACGTGGCCACCGCGCCGGCTGAATACAGCGTCACACTCACCGGCACGGTGTCGCGCCGCTTGAGCACCGACGCCACCGCTGGGTAACCCTCGGCATCGATGCCGATAAACCGGCCCGTGTCTTTGTTGTAGCGCAGGGTAAGCATGGTTTTATTTAAGCAACCCAACCGCCGACGCGGTTTTGTTGGATGAGATAACCGAGGCCGAAGGGCAGTTCGTTGATGATGTTGCCGATGTTCAGCGGCAGGCGTTCCTCGTGCCACAGGGCGGCGAGTAGCAGCACGGCGTGCTTGAGCCCATCGGGGCACGCACCGAGCGCATGGCCTGCCACGTAATCGACCGTCAGCGCATCGGGGCGGTCGTAGAGTGAGAGCTCGGTGAGGGCCGACGTAATAAAAGCCGCACCGGGTAGCATGTCGCCCATCTCCACCAGGAGCGCGGCGATTGCTGGCACGCTGGTGATCGTCACCCGTGCCGAGCCGTCGGCAGGCCAATACTTGATCGCCGTGATCGCGGTCACGGGGCCGCGAGCAAAGTGCAGCATGGCGTCGGCCTGCACCTCGGCAGCGGTGAACAGTTCGCGGTAGGTGGCGGGAGCCATTCCGCGACCCGTCTGGCCTTCGACAAATTCACGGGCGGAATTGAGCAGCGCCGCCAGCTGCGTGATCGCCGCCCCATCCATCACCGAAGGCAGGCGCAAGTGCGCGATCAATTCCGCCGTGGTGATCGGCGAGTTGGCGGCAGGCGTGGCGGTGATGACGGAGAGGTGCGACATTTTTTAGGCGCGCTTGCGGGACGGGCGGGCGGTGGCGGTCTCGATCACGGGGCGGGCCTCGGCGGTCTCGATGGCGGCAGCGGTGGGCGCAAAGCGGGCAAGGCCCTGGGCAACTAGAGAGCGGGCGATGACCTCGCTGGTTTCATGGGCAACACCGGCAGGGCAATGGATGCCGCCGATAAGGATGTCGGAGTTGGGCGTGATTTTCATGGGCGTAGAGATGGGCTTAAAAGAGCCGCCCGCCCCCATGGGCGAGAAGCTCGATGAGCCAACCGCTCAGGCTTAGGCGCCGAGAGCGTCGAGCATCGCGGCAAACGACTTCGGGCGAACCACGCCGCCGTCGTAGTAGCTTGAGGCAACCAGCGTATACAGGCCGCCGATCGCATTGCTCTTGTCGCGGACCATCTCCAGGCTGACGCCGCCCCAGTAACCAATGAAGTAATCATTGAAGTCACCGAAGATGATGGCCGAGCAGGTGGAGCCAGAGGTGCCCTTAACCAGCGTGCGGCTCACGGCGTTCGTGAACAGCGGCTGGTAGCCGTTGATTAGGCCGGAATCGCCGAGGATGTAGCTGGCATCAGTGCCGGACGGATTGCGCAGGGTCTGCTTGAGCTTGCCGCGGATCTGACCGTTCGAGACGTAGCGCAGGTTACCGAGCAGCGCGTTCTGGGTGTCGACAGCGGTTTCGAGGGCGATGATGTGCGCATTGGTCGGGGCGAGACCGTTGGTGCCGCCAGCAACCGAGCCGATGCCAGCGGTGGCAACGATGCCCGTGGCCTCGCTGGTGCCGGTGCCGTGGAAGAAGGCAGCCTCTTGAATGGCCAGCATCTGGTTCGTCAGGTGCGAGCGAAGCAGCGACTCGATGGCGCTGGAGGACTGCTTGAGGAGCATCTCGCTGATGTCGATGTAAGCGGGGAGGCGCTTGGGCGACAGGGAGAGCATCGCCGTGGTGGGCGAGACTTCATCGGCGGCGGCGGTCTCGGTCTTCTTGGCGGGGTTGGTTCCAGCGATGAGGCGGGGCAGATCCAGATTACCGGTGAGTCCTTCGAGCACAGTGGCACCAGCTTGGCGCATCACGGAGGCATTGAAGAAGTCATCCAGCAGGCCGCGCTTTTCAGTGGCGACGGTGTGGCCACCTTCGGCGGCGGTGGTGGTCATATCGCGGCGCTCGACGCCTTGTGCACCACGGCGAACAAGGATGCGGGGCAGCATTATGCCGCCGGTCTCCAAGCCAGCGGCGCGGGCCTCGCGCTCGCCCTCTTGGATCATTTCGGCCTCGACGCCGTCGATGGGCTGCACGGCGGCACCCTTGGCGCTGCGGTGCATGTGGCGAAGGAGCTTGCCCATGTCGAAGCCAGCGACGTTGCGCTCTTCGCCCTGGGAGAGCTGGGGAATTTGAGCGCCAGCCACCTGTAGGCGGCGAGCCTCGGCGTGGATCACGGCGTCATTGTCGCCGATCTCGGTGGAGATAGCGTCAAGGCGGGAACGGCCTTCGGTGGTGGTGGTGTCGAGGGTCTGCGCCTCCTTGCGGAGGTTGATGGTGCGCTCGGAGCGCTCTTTGATGATGTTCTTAGTAGACATAAGTGCGGGTGTTTTAGGTGTTGGGACGGGTTGGTTTGCGCGCAGGACTTACTTGATCTGAAGCCCGAGTCGGGCGGCCTGCGCGCCCGTGATCGGAAATTGGTTGTCGGCGGGTGCCGTAGGTGCGGGGGCCGATGCCGCGCTGCGGTGCTCGGTGAGTGAGCGGAGCGCGGCAGAGGCGTCGGGATAGGCGGGATAGGTAACAGGGGAGACGTCGTATAAACGGGAAACCTTGGTGATCGTGCGGCGGGCCGTGGTGATTCCATCGCGTGACTCCTCCACCCACTTCTGCCCGTCCTTGCCTACGGTGAAACCGAACGAGGATTGGTCGACGTCGCCGCGTGCCAGGGAAACCATGAGGTCGCGCCCGGCCTGCGTGTCCGGTGCCTCGAACTCATACCAAAGCCCGCGCGCGTCGGTGCCGATCTTGAGCGTGCCGACGCCCGCCTTGGAGCGGGCAAGGATCAGGTTGGCGTCATGGTTAAACAGCGCCCGCACATCGTCCTTGAGGACGTCATCGAATGCGCCGGCTTGGATCTGCTCGATCATGCGATACTGCTCGCCGCCTAAGTTCTCCGAGTCGGAGGCGTACACGGCGGCATAACCACGAACGAGGCGCTTGGCTTCAGCACCTTCGCCCTCGGTGCGCAGTTCGACAGCCCCCGTGGTGAAACGGCGCTCGATGGTGGGGGCGGAAAATTGGGCGGGTGCGGTGCTCATGTGGCGGCGGGAATGGGTTGGGGGTCGGCTGCGGGTTCGGAGGCTGGCGAGGGGAAGCCCGAAGAGGAGGAGTTGAGCGGGGCGCGGTAGTCGTCCATGCCCTGGGCATCGGACTTGGTGTAACCGAGCCATTCGCGGGAATCGTTGGGCGAGAAAACTCCCGTGGTCCGCATGGAGGCGATGAACGCGGCCTTGGCCTGGAGTGCCACGGCAGCGATCTCTTCGCGGTCGAAGTTGAACCGTAGCCCCGAGCGCAGTTCGTCGGTGGTGAGTAGCGAGTAATCGAGGGACTGCTCCCAATTCACCAGCCACGGGTTAAGGCAGTAGGCCAAGAGCGCCAAATTCATCTGCTCGATACCTGCGCCGAAGCTCGTGGCGGCGGTGGAGTCGCCAATCAGGACGGGAGGGATGCGGTAAAGGCGGGCGATCTCCTGGAGCTCGAAGCGGCGGGACTCGATCAGTTGCGCATCGGCTGCACTCATGCCGCCGACTTGCTTAAACTGAGCACCCCAGAGGACGGGCGTGCGGCCCGCGTTGCCCGTGCCTTCGTGCTTGGTTGACCACTCCTTGCGGATGTCTTCGAGCTGCTCTTTGCGGGTTCCGGGAGGGGCTTCGATCAGGCCGTTGAAGCGTGCCCCGTTCTTCATGAGCGAACCCGACGCCTCGCGCTGGGCGATGCTGGTGCCAATGGATTCGCGCAGAAGGGTAACAGGAGAGCGGCCCGAGATGCCGTCAGTCGAGAGGGCGCGGACGTGGATAATATCGAAGCGGGTGAGCAGGGCGCGCTCATTGGCGACGCGGTAAGTGATAAAACGTTGGCCGATGATGCGCTGGGGCATCACGTCGAGAGGGGAAAGCCACTCGATTTCGCCGGGCTGGCCCGAGCCGTCGCGGTGGATGCGGGCGTATCCGTTGCCGCCCAAGCCTGCGCCGGTCTGCATGAGTTGGCGCAACTCGAAAGCGGTGTGCAGGTCGCAGGGGCGCTCAATGGCGAAAGCGGCGGGGTGGTCGCGCACCAACTCTTCGCCTCGATCCGTGCGGCGAACCAGTTGGCACGGGATCATGGCCACCATGTCGGCGAGCAGGCCCACGCATGCTGTAACCGCTGCCACGCCCATGGCGGTCTGGGTGTTGACCACGGCTCCCGATGCGGACGAAGCGCCCACAAGCATTTCGATGGAGCTGGAGCTTGTGAGGCTGCGCTGCTCCGTGACGTCGCGAAGACGACGCTCGGCGACCAATGCGCGATTGCGCAGGGCGACCGGGTGCGAGCTGTTGTTGAGCGTGTGGAAGGTTACCACGCCACCAGCGTGCGAGGGGGTGTAACTTTACCAACTCCCCCAAGTGTCGATTGATGCCGACGGGGCGCGGCAATGGCGCACTCCGGCGCGGATCGTACAATTCAGAGCACCCTTTTTAGACCATGATACACCCCGCCCCTTGATCCGGCGCGGTCATGCTGTGCTGGCGAGCGGCAAAGGCCATGGCGAGCGCGGCCATGCCGTCGATGCGTCCCGAGCTGCGGCCCTTGGCCAGCAGTCGCCCGCCTGCGGTGCCGGTGATCACCGTGGTGGCGATGGCGTGGGCCGTGGCCATGGGGTTACCGCCGTGCGACAGGGTGGCGGTGAGTACGCGCCGCTCCAGCTCATCGAGAGGAGTGCTCATCTGGGTATAGCGCTGCGGGCAGATCAGCATGGGCAGGCCGTGCTCATCCTGGAGGCGTTGCCCTAGGCCCTGCGCCCATCCGGGGTCATAGGCGAAGTTCTGCACGGTGCCGGTCAGCTCGGAGAGGCGGGCAACGATATCGCGCTCAATCTGGTTCACGTCGCTGATGGGGCCGGGTGTGAGCGCGAGCCAGCCCTCACGCGCCCACAGGTCGTAGGGCTGGTTATCCCGCGAAATCCGGTCTGAGAGGTCCGCCTCGGGTAACCAGAATTTCCACGCACACAGGAGCCGCTCGGGGTCGGCAGGGTCAACGGCGAGGGCGCAAAATGCCGAGGTGTCGGTGGTGCTCGCCAAGTCCATGCCGCACCACAGGGGCAGGCCGCGCAGCCGCTCCCAGCTGACGGGGTAGGTGATGGCTTGGCCGGGGTGGCCGCGTGCCCATTGGGCGGGATCAAGCCAGCGGGCGGGGCCGGTCGTCTGCCAGCAGTTGAGCTGCTTGATTAAAAACTCACGGCGTGCTCCTGGCGATACGCGGGCACCCACGGCGAGCTTGTGCATTTCGGCGAAGGGCTTGACCACCCCGAGCGAGGGGTTGGCCTTGATCCAGATGGCCGGATCATCCCAGCGGTCGGTGGCGTCGGTGGTCCAGATGGCGCCAAAATAAAACGCGGCGTCACCTTCTTTTCCGGTGTAGGTGCCGCGCTCCACCGAGTCCAGCATGCGGCAGACGCGCTGCTGTTGCTCCATACAAATCCCCTCGGGGTTGTCGCCTGCGGTGGTGATCTGCAAAACCAGCGGCGAGAAGGCCGCACCGAACGCCGAATTGATGACGTCCCACAGGCCACGGTCCGGCCAAGCGTGGAGCTCATCCATGATGGCCAGCTCGGGGCGCAAGCCGTCGAGGGTGGATTTATCAGCACCGAGCGGCCGCCAATCGGAATCGCTCGGGTTATGAGTCAGCCGGTTGTGCCGCTCACGGAATAACCGCGCCCAACCTTGGGCAGTGCGCAGCAGGCGGCACCCATCGCGCCACACGATGTTGGCCTGTTCCAATTTGGTGGCGACCGAGTACACCTCGCAGCGTGCACCGGGTGGCGGGAAGCCGAGCTGATAAAGCCCGAGCGGTGCCACGAAGCCGGTCTTCCCGTTTTTGCGGGCGACCTCGATGTAGGCATAATTAAACCTGCGCCGGCGCGGGTCTTCGCGGTGCCGCCAGCCGTAGAGCATGGCGACGATCCAGCGCTGCCAGTTGAGCAGCTTTAGGGGTTTGCCAGCGAGCGGACCTTCGAGGCCGCTGAACTGCTCTGCAAAAGCGGAGGGGCGAGCGGCGAGGGCGCAGTCGTAAATGTAGGGGAAGGCGGGATCGTTGTCCGCGAACTGTAGGTCGAGAGCGTGGCGACGGGCGGCGAGGTGAATCCAGCGGTTGTGCTGCTTCGGGTTTTCGGCGATGTGCTCGAAGTAAACGCGGGCCGGATCGTCGGCGGGGACCGGCTGCAAGTGCGCCGCCGTGAAATACCACGGGCGTGAACGGGCCTTCCGCTTGATCTTCTTCTTAGGCTGGGCGCGGGCCGGTTGCTTCCGCCCGTGGGCCGTTTTCACTGGGTGAACAGGCCGGTTGACTTAGACTCGGCAGACATGGCGTAGGGTGACCAATTGGGATGCGCCACAAGCCAAGCCGCGGCTTCGGCGGGGCGGGCGTATTTCTTGCGCATGATCGGGGCACCGTCGGCCCGCATGGCGCGGATGAGGGCGAGGCAGGCGCGGTGGTCGAAGCCAGGGAAGCCGATCGCATCGAGCGCATCAGGCAACTCCTTCGGGGCGTGGAAGCGTTGGGCGGGTGCGATCATGCGGCGGTTCCGTAGGTGGCGTTA